ACCGCCTGCGTATGGGTTAAATCCATAGTATGACCATCCGAACATCTTCATTCGTAATGATATTTTTTTTCCGAATTTTAATTGGGAATAAAGTAGGTGTAGTGGTGGGATCTGAAATATTCGTCCCTTTCCAGCTTGTATCTCAGCAGTTGGTAGAAACTCAACTTTGAAAGCGCAGTTTAAGTACACTGGTTCCTTTAGTTTTTGAGTATCATTCGCAACACTGTAGTTTGGCATTCTATTAACCACATCCTGTTTTGTTTTAAAACCGTAATGTGTGTATGGCCAGCCAGGGCTTTTGGACCAGTCAATTGTCTCGGATATTTCCTCGGGATTCATAACTGGATCTCGCATTAATGGTCCATAGCATGCATTTAGAAATTCTAATGCTTCTTTGTAGACACAACCGACTAATGTTTTATCCCATCCACTTTTTATGAATGGTGTATCCGGTCGATTATCCCATGATTGGACTGTTTTATCATACACATCTTTTGTGGGTCGAACTACCATGTACTTGTCACTGGCTAATTCTTTCAACTTTTGTAAGTTGGCTCTTGAATAGTATTGTGTGAATTTAGATTCCACCCTACTAAAACCTACATTATTCTTCATTGGAGCTCCGGGCAACCATCCGATTGGTATAAGATTTTTATACTTACCGAGTTGCCTTCCATTATTTAAAGACCGGAGCTCTGGTCTTATTTGGGGTTTTATGCCTTTGGCTTCAGCGACCCCTGTTCTTTTAAAGAACTAGGGAGCACTGCCATGAGGTTGTTTCCTCCTTGAGGGTTTGGTCCATTAGTACCGTAGTGAATACCAACTATCGAGCACGTTCCATTATTCTGTTGAACTAATACAGCTCCACAAGAAAAGTTTTGGGTTGACGCACTATGTTTTAGCGTGTTAGAACTGGTCCAACTATAATCAGTGGTTGCAATGACTTTCTCGCCTGTGACTGGACTATATCCAGCATACATGCAGCTGTTTTTTGCACCACTTGTTGGTTTCTGAATGGCCACTGCTCTTGATTTAGGTAGATTTAGTTTGCCTGTTGGAATGTATAAAACTTTCTCTAATCCGTTATTCACTTCTTTCCACTCTCTACGATCTGGTAATGCTTTTTGCAATCCTTCCGAGTTGAGGTAATAGGTATCTTTTGTGTGTTGATGTTCTGTTATGAAAACGTAGCTATTACTGTCTACGTTTGCTTTAACCATACAACCAAAAAGATCCTTATCCTTACAACTTGGATTACATCCAGGTAAATAGATCTTTGGTAGATTATCGTGAATGAGATCCAGAGAATACGGTGTGTGAGCACTGACTGCTTGTAACTGCACTGTTTGGTTTTTCACCCTTGCTAGTGCGTCCAGTTTATACTGTTTTCGCTCCGCGGTACTCATCCTTTTCCATGTATCAACTGGAACTTTCGGCATCAGACTACATTGTAAACCAAAAACGTGATCTCCCGAACATGCTACACATACAGCCTTTTGTTTCTTTACTTGTGTTAGTAAGATTGATTCCGGTTGTTTTAGTGTTTTTGTTGCTGGTTTTTTCGCCTCGGTTTCCTTAGGAGCCCATGTGACCCTCTTTTCTTCACCCATGCCGGATCTCGCGGTCCAGCCATCTTTTGGTTTTAGTTCTGCTTCAATCCACCCAATATTTTTTTGTGTTTTCTCACTGATCGCCTGAGCCGTGACCTTCGAATAGTTCTGATTCTGAACGTAATCAGCTGACCCTACTTGATCGTAGTAGTCCGCCATCACTTTACGCAGAAAAGCCATTCTCCGCCCGACGTCTTTAAGTCTGAGTTCATCAATATTATCGGCGAACGATAGTTGTTTAAACTGATCCTGAACATGACCATATTCATCCCTGATTTCTTCAAACAATTCATCAAGCTCTTGGTCAGTTCTACAATTACGAATTCGCTTGTTCATCTCCTTCGTTTGTTCCTCCTGAGCCTTAGTGTAGATTTTCCTCACATTCTCTCGGTCTCTTTGACCACGTGTTCTTGTATCACCTCCTTCAGGTTTGATAGAGTCCAGTTTACTCCAGTTTTTTATAATCTGGATAACCGGCTCCTCTTCCTTCTTTTTGGGTTCTATAAGAGCAACGTTGGTGTCCCGAGTTTTTGCTTCTTTTTTCTTCGCTTTAGCTTTTTGTTTTTTTGCTTTTTCAGGATGGTTTTCTTTAAACTTTTGTAATGCTTTTTTCTCTTTTTTTTTGTAATCATAGGATTCATTACCTTCCGTTTGGAAATGGTAAAACGCAGCTACTGCCGCTCCTGTAATTGCCAGACAAAGAGATAGCACTGCAGCCAATTTTCCACCATGTCTAGCGGCGAATTCTTCCAATTCTTCAGCTTCCTTT